GAGTTGTATCGCGAGTGGTCTGACCGGTTTTATGAGGCGCGGAAGAAGCATATGAAGAAGAATCTTCGTGTGATGAATGAGGCTGTGGAGGAGGGTGATTGGAAGCCTGCGGCGTGGCAGCTCGAGCGCAGCTTTGGGTTTCATAAGCAGGAGGTGGTGGAGCATGAGGTTGGGCCGCAGACGCTTTCGTTGATGCAGTTGGCGCAGATTCCGATTGAGGATGCGCGCGCCGCGCTAGAGGTTGAGGCTGAAGAGGTCGTGGTTGAGCCTGATGATGCTGCGTGAGTAATGAGCTTGATCGTGCCGCTTTAGAGTTGCGCGCAAAAATGGCTGACCCTGTGTGGAAAGCCAAGAACCTATTTGGTTTCGAGCCATGGTCTAAGCAGCGCGAGATTCTTAAGGCGCTCCGTAAGCACAAGCGCGTCGCTGTTCGCTCGTGTCATGGTGTTGGCAAGACGGCTACTGCGGCTACGGCTGTTCTGGATTTCATGACCGAGGGGCCGTGTCGTGTGATTACGACCGCGCCGACGTGGAGTCAGGTCGAGCAGCTCTTGTGGCGCGAAATCGCCGTTAGGCACTCAAAGATCCCTGGTGGCAAGGATGCGTTCGGAAAGATATTCAAGTCTTCGCTAGAAGTACGCTCAGACTGGTTCGCAATGGGACTCTCCACGGATAAGCCAGAGCGTTTTCAGGGTCATCACTCTCCACGCATGATGCTCGTCGTTGACGAAGCCTCCGGTATTGACGAAGCTATCTACGAAGCGTCAGAAGGTTTCCTCACCGCTGACGAGGCGCGCGTTCTACTCATCGGGAACCCGACTCGACCAGCCGGAACGTTCTACAAAGCATTCCAAAAAGACTCTGGATGGTACCCGGTTCACATGAGCGCGTTTGACGCGCCGTGTTTTACCAACGAGCGAGTGTCCAAAGAGGCTCAGCGAGCTTTGATCACGCAAGAATGGGTACAAGACGCGAAACAACAGTGGGGAGAAGACTCTGCGGCGTACAAGATTCGCGTATTGGGCGAGTTTTGTGAGACAACAGGTCGCCAATTCTTCAACTTTCTCAATAATCTTGCCGCTACGCCGCATAAGAAGCGTGGTTTTGTGCGTGGAATGCCTGTTCCTGGTGGTCGGATCGAGTTTTATGAGGAGTCTCGGGGTGGAATGCGCATGTGGGAGACTCCACAAGCTGGTGTTCGCTACTTAATCTTTGCTGATGTGGCTGGATCGGTGAGTTTTGACGAGTATGAGCGTCGAGAATCCCGCATTGGGGCTGGCGCAGGGTCGGACTACTCGGTTGCGGAGGTTCTTCGCCTAGATTCTGGTGAACAAGTAGCAGAAATCCGGTATCGCGCTGATGTTGACGAGTTCGCCGACGATCTTGCACGGCTTGGACGCTTGTATAACGATGCGATGCTAGCTGTTGAGCGCAACGGGCCGGGCGCAGCCGTCCTTACCCAGCTAAAGAACGTGATGGGGTACCCGCATATTTGGCGGCCACGCAATCCGATCCACGTAAAGACTAGGATTGATCAGACGCTCGGGTGGAACACGACTGCGGCGACTCGACCAATGATGCTTGCCGCGATGCAGGCCGCTATTCGTGACGAGCCTGGTCGAATCAAGAGCGAACTATTGATTGACGAGCTGCGGACGTTTGTATTCCGGGATCGGAATGGTAAGGAGCCGCGTCCCGAGGCGGATGAGGGTTGTCACGACGATCTTGTGATGGCTATGGCTGGTGCGCAAGCTGTGTGGCAGCAGGAAGCACAATCACCAATCCGTCTTGCCGAAAAACCAAAGCCTGTGGTGGAGGCTTCGATGCAGAAGCGCGCTCCACGCTTTGTGCTTGGACGCGGCTAGGAGATCCGCGAGTGAGCGGGTGAGGGTTGGTTTCTCCTAGCCGCTCTTGCACCGTAGCATGTATTCTGTTCGCATGAGCAGCAATGGTTTCACCCCTCCGGCTGGCGCTCGCGCTGCTGCGCGCCGAGGCCTAGACCTCGTGGCGAAGGGCAAGGCTGGTGGAGGCTTTGAGCCTGCTACTGCTACGCGCGCGCGAAAGATCGCTGCTGGTACGCCACTGACTCGTGATCATGTGATGCGTATGCACTCATTCTTCAGCAGGCACGCAGTAGATAAGAAGCCTGGGTGGGCAACTCCGGGCAAGGAGACTCCGGGGTATGTGGCGCATCAGGCGTGGGGTGGCGACGCTGGCGCGTCTTGGTCGGCTAAGTTGGCTAAGCGTCTTCGAGAATCCGACAAGTAGGATATTGTTCTAGCGTGAAGAAAAACACTAAGTACGCAAAACTTGTTGCCTCTCTTCGCGCAAAGGGCGCTGATGATCCTCGCGCGCTTGCCGCAAGCATTGGTCGCAAGAAACTCGGTAAGGAAGAGTTTCAGCGTCGTGCTGCTGCTGGTCGTAAGAAGTCCGCAGAGTAAGGTAGTATTCAAACATGCGTGATAAGAGGCCAAAGGGCGTTGTTATGAGTCCCGACATGCAGTATAAAACTGGGACAATGGGTAAGCAGCCTATTCGCGTAGTTGGCTCTAACGAGGATCAAAAGAATATGCTTAACAATGCTTTTAAGAAGCTTGCAAAAAAGAGCAAATAATGGCTCCGCTCGATAATCTCAAGAAGAAGAACGCTCCGACCGTCAGCATCGCGCTTATGCGCATGAAGCCCATGTCGCGCAAAGAAGCAATGAACGATGCCATGTCGTATCGCGACGACGAAAACGACATGGAAGAAAACAAGGAAATGCGAAAAATGCCGGAAAACAAGGAAGAGTATGCTTCCGAATCTTGTCCGAAGTGCGCTGAGTATCAAATGCTCATTGGCGAAGCACTCGCGATGTACATGAAGAATAAGGACGCTAAGGAAACGCCAGACTCCGAGATGGAGTAGGTGCTACACTAAATCGTATGAGCGTACCTCCGAACATGATGGGCGCAGGCCCCGCAATGATGGCTCCTCCCGCCGCGCCAATGCCTCCAGCTCCTAGTGGCTTTGTCCCTCCGGCTGCTGCCGCGCTCCCTGGGATGGCGCAGCTTGCTGAGGCGCAGTCTGCGCAGATGATGCAGATTCAGGATGAGATGAATAAGCAGATTATGATGCTTATCGCTAGTCTTCCTACGCCGAATCCGGCTGGTCAGGCTGCTGTTAGTGCGCCGCTTACGCCGATGATGAGTGGCGCGGATACTGGTAGTGCTGCTCCGGCTATGCCGATGAGCGGTGGCGCTGGTGCCTACTAATAATTTTGCTCAGAACGATGCTGGCGTAAACTCGCCGTTTACTCGTGCGCTTGCGATCACAGCTAGTGATACAACGGATCTTGCTGAGATTCCTCGCGCGCTGAATGTGCATAAGGGAACTGGTGGGACAGTGACGGCAATCAAAGTTACGATGGTTGGTGATTCTGTTCCGGTTACGCTTAATCTGAATGTTGGTGCTGTGTTTCCAATTCGCGTTAGTCGAGTGTGGGCTAACGGGACGGATGCTACTCAGATCATCGCCCTCTACTGATACACTATCCGCGTGCCGTATACCGCTCCGACTCCTAGTACCGTAGCTCCTGGCGATACGTTTCCAGCTACGGCGTATAACATTATTAGTGCGGATCTGGCGGATCACGAATCCCGTTTGGTTGCGTACGGCGGAGTGTTTACTAATGAGGCTTCTCGTGACGCTGCTATCCCGACTCCGACTGAAGGGATGAGGACATATCTGACGGCTCCGACGATTCCTGCTGCGACGGGTTCTGTGACAAGTATCCCGACGGGCGTTGAAACTGTCTATAACGGTTCGGTTTGGGTCTGCGTGACGGAGGTTGCATCTACCTCTGTGACGAATACGAACTTCAGTCTCACGAACACTTTTAGTGCAGGGTGGGCTAGCGGATCGGGAGATACCACTGTGAACTCTGTCACGCTAGTGACCGGAACCACGGCATTGGTAAACCTTGGTCTTATTGCAGACAACGCTAGCGCAACCACACCAATCTTGCTTGGTGTTTCTGTTACTGGCGCTTCGTCCATATCCGCCACATACACTTATTCTGTCGCTGGGGTTGTTTTTACTAGCCCTAGCATTGGTGGCTGCAATGGTGCCGTCATTGTGACTGGTCTTACGGCTGGCACTAACACGTTCGTTTTGCTGGCTACAAATGGAGCAGCGACCCAGACCATGCGCGCAAACCGTCGTTTCATTAGCGTTCGCGGTATTGCGTAGGAACCTAGGATTATGCCTTACAATCGACCATACGCCGCTGGGTTTATTGACTACCCGAATACCACTACGCCGCTAACCGCAAGCGTACTTAACACAATGGATCTTGGCATCAAGACTGCCAATGATCAGATCCAGACGCTTACCACCACGCAGCGCAACGCAATCAGCAGCCCAACTATTGGACAGCTTGTGTGGGATTCGGATCTTGAAGAACTATTTGTCTATTTGAATGGTTCTGCTGGTAATGCTTGGTTTGGGATTGGCAATCACATCATCTGCACTATGGCTACTCGACCAGCTACTCCTGTTATTGGTCAGACTATTTATCAGACGGATACTGATGAGGTTCTCAAGTACGTCACTGATGCTGATGGCACTGCTCGTTGGATGCTTGCTGATCATGATTATCGTCGCAATGTAGTGATTAATGGTGGTTTTGACGTTTGGCAGAGAGGATCGCCGTTTAACCCAGCTAGCGCGGTTAGCACTAGTCGGCAAAATTATGGTGCTGATTGTTGGCAGTTTTTGCAAGCTACAACTAGCGCGTCTGCGTTTAGCCAGGGAACAATTACATCTACTGATCCTGTTGGTTTTAACTATTACGCTCGTGTGCAGCGTGCGAATACGCTGACGCTCACAACTGCGTATACGGTGCAGACAAGTTTTGAGTCGCAGAATATTCAGCAGTTTCGTGGTAAGTATGTGACGCTAAGTTTTTGGGCGCGTGCTGGAGCTAACTATTCGGCTGCTTCATCGTTTCTTGTATCGGACATTGTGACGGGAACGGGCATTGACAACACGGTTGGAAACTTTACGACGAACACGGTAAATACAACGACAAATAATGTGTTGACAACTTCGTGGAAGCGTTTTTCAATTACGACTAGCGCGGTGCTTGCGGCGACGATTACGCAGCTTGGTGTGCGGTTTGTGTTTACACCGGTTGGTACGGCTGGTGCTGCTGACTATTTTGATATTACGGGTGTGCAGGTTGAGCCTTCGTCTGCGCCAAGTAATTTTGAGTTTCGCGATGCTGGTGAGCAGCTTAGTCGTTGTCAGCGTTACTTTCTTGCTTTTACGGGATCTGGTAACTATCTTGTGGGACAGGCGGTAAACACTAGCACTGCTACTTTTATTCTTCCAGCTCCAATCCGAGCAGCAGGAGGGCTGTTGGCAAATAATCTTACTGTTTTTGATGTCACCTCGGGTAATTTAACGTATACCCCATCTTCTTCTACTTTTACAAAAGCGGGATATGCGATTAATTTTCAAGGAACTACCTCTGCTAGTTTGACAGCTGGTCGTGCTGTAAACCTAGTAGGTAGTACCGGCAGTTATTTGTATTTGAGTGCTGACCTATGATTGAAACGTCCGACCAGAAAAAACTCCTAGACCGATTCCAAAAGTGCTGGCAACAGTCTGATCAGAAGCATCGTCAGAATCGAGAGTTCTACAAAAAGTGTGATGACGGCTACAACGCAATCATCAAGCCATCCAACAGTGAATGGCAAAGTGACCTGCACCCGCCCTACGCACTCCAGATCATCGACATTATCGAATCCAACATCGTGGATGATGATCCTGATGTGCGCGTAATCGCAGCTCAGCCCCAGTACGAAGAGGGCGCTGAGATGTTGACGCACATTCTGAAGCAGCAGCGGTACAAGGATAATTTTGGTGAGAAGTACGCGCTGTTCGTGAAGCAGGCGCTTGTGCGTGGCATTAGCATTGCGAAGATTCCGTGGCTTGAGGAGTGGCGTAAGGTGCCGACTCCAAACTACAAGCCTGATCCGCTGAACATGCGGAAGCCGTACGAGACTGTTCCGTACCGCCAGCAGCCAGGGTTTGTGAATGTGGATGCGAATCATTTCTTGTGGGATTGCAATGCTACAAGCCTTGATGATGCTGAGTACGTGTTCTTTCGCACGTACGAGTCGAAGCGTAGTCTTGAAGCGTCGGGCGTGTACGAGAATCTTGACAAGATCGTTGAGATGACTAGCACGATTTCGCCTGATGATAAAGAGCGGCGCAATCGAGTTGAGGTTGTTGAGTGGTGGTGGCGTGATGGCAACATGATGCGCCTGACGGTTGTTGCGAATCGGAACACAATCATTCGTGATTGCGCAAGCCCGTTCTGGCATGGCGAGTTCCCATTCATTGTCGCGAACATCATGCCGACCCCGTTCTCGTTTCGTGGCAAGAGTATCGTGGAGATTATTAGTGATCTTCAGATTGCGCTATGGGAGCTTCAGAATCAGCGCATTGATAACTCCAAGTTTATGGCTAATGCTGCGATGTTTGTTGATCCGAACACGGAACAGCAGGATCTTCGCCTCTACCCTGGCGCTGTCATCCCGCTGCGTCCTGATCAGGTGCAGGCGTGGGTTCCGAATATCAGCATTCTTCAGCCGAGCGTGCAGGCTGAGGAGATGTTGAAGGGTGATCTTCAGAACATCACGGGCGCGGTTGGTTATCTGAGTGGCGCTAGCAATACGCAGATTGATCAGACGACGGCTACTGGCATTTCAGTCATCAGCAACATGGCTGCGAAGCGCATTATCAGGATGAAGCAGCAGATCATGTATGCGATGCGTCGAGCAGGCGAGCAGCAGATTGCTTTGAATCAGCAGCTTCTTCCCGGCCCTGTCGCGGTGCGTATTGATCGTGAGGCTGAGAATGATTGGAAACTCGTGACTCCGACGGATATTCAGGGTCAGTACGATTATCGTGTTGAGGATGCGAATGAGAGTCTGATGCGGCAGGAGCGTCGCGCTGAGGCTCTCGCTTTCGCGAATTGGTTCGGGCAGAACTACATGCTTCTTATGCAGAGTGGCGTTACTCCGAATATGCGTCGAGTCGCAGAGGATGTGATTCAAGCGTTTGACGAAGATCCGAAGGAATATCTTGGTAACGCCGAGCAGGTGCAGAACCCGCCTTTGGTCGGAGGGCCGGGTCAGTCACAGCCGGAACCGACAACCCCAATGGGCGCAGCGCCCGGAAGCCCCGGCATCCCGCCTGAGATTCTTGCTGCACTCGGGGCCGGTTCCGGCCAACCAACCCCATAGTATTCCGACTAACCGACTATCCGACCGGAGGACAAGATGAGCGAGTTTGAAGAGACTACTGACGAGCGCGACCCGATTGCAGACGCGATTCTGCATGGGGGCGTTCAGCAGTCCGAGCCTGTTGAGAGTGGCGCTGATACGCCTGCTGAGCAGAGCGCGCCCGAAGAGCTGATTCTTGGCAAGTTCAAGAGCGTTGATGATGTTGTTGAAGCGTATAAGAATCTAGAGTCGCACAACACGCAAACGAATCAGCGCCTTTCCGAGCTCGAAGCACTGCTGATGCAGGATGATGAGGAAGATGGCGCGGTTCAGCCGTGGGGCATGACATTCAATGGTGAGCCTGAGAATGAGGAACAGCTTATTGGGTGGGCTGAGCGTGACGCTGGTGCTGCCGCGCAGTGGGCGATGGCGAACGCTAATCGCATTCCGTCTGAGACGGTGAACTCGTTGTGGGAGCATTGGTTTGAGACTAAGCCTGCTGAGGCGAATGCGTGGTATGTGCAGCAGCAGACGCAGCAGATCCGTCAGCAGTACGAGGACGAGTTGGCTTCGCTCCGCGAGCAGATCACGCCGCTTCGTGATCAGCAGACGCAAGTGTTGTTTGAGTCTAGCCTTGAGTCGCTAGAGTCGCAGATCCCTGATCTTGCTGACTACTCGGGAAAGATCCAGGCGTACATTGACAACATTCCCGTGGATCAGCTTCATCTGGCGTTCTTCCCGCAGGGTATGGATACGCCGGAGAAGATTCAGAATGGCGTGAAGAGTCTGTATGCGATTGTTCGTATGCAGGAACAGCCTGTTCAGCAGCAGGCAATTCCGCAGCCGAGCGCGTTTACGCAGTCTCGTCAGGGCGTGGCTGATACTGGCCCGGTGGATTATGCTGCTAAGATCAATGCTGCAATCCTGAATGGATAGCAGTTCTGACCATGTGTGGCCCAACCCGACCGTTGGACAACCGCAGAATCCCGTAAACCTCTCTACACAGGAGAAAACTTAGGCTATGCCTACTATCCTCACTGGGGTCGTTGACGACGCGGACATTCTGTCGAACCAGCGCGTCGTTGATATGTCCCCCACCATCGCGCAGCTCGAGCCGGACGAGGCTCCGCTGACGACGATGCTTCAGAAGATCGGCAAGCGCGCAGCGTACTCGCAGAAGGTCGAGTGGCTGAGCGACGAGCTGATGCCGCGCCTTACGACGCTTGCTGCGTCTGCGGCTTCCGGCGACACGAACATTTCGGTCGCCACTGGCACGGGTGGTTACTTCCGTCCGAACGACGTTGTGCGTTTTGCCTCCACGGGCGAGAACGCTGTCGTTTCGGCTACGGCTGCTAACGCCATCACCGTCACGCGCGCTCTTGGCGGAGTCACTGCTCTCTCGGCTGCGAGCGGCATTGACCTCGTGAAGATCGGCAACGCGGCTGCTGAGGGCGCGACCCTCGGTACCCTCGTGCAGACGAAGAAGGTTGCTAACTACAACTACGCGCAGATCCAGCGTGATCCGTTCGGATTTACGAACACGCTGGTAGCGTCGAAGCTGTATGGCGGCCCGGAGCCTGCTAACGAGGCGAAGAAGAAGCTGATTGAGCATAAGCGTCAGCTTGAGAACTCGCTGTTCTGGGGCGTTCGCGACCTGAACACGAGCGGTTCTGCTCCGATTGGTTACGTTGGTGGTATCTATCAGTACGTCACCTCGAACCTCACGACGGGCGTTGGCACGCTGACGGAGAGCGTTTTTGAGACGTTCCTTCGTAAGGCGTTCCGTTACGGCTCGCAGAACAAGGTCATGTTCTGCTCGCCGCTCGTCGCGTCGGCTCTGTCCTCGTTCCCGCAGGGCAAGCTTGCTCCCCCGGCTCCGAGCATTGACACGTACGGCGTGTCGCTGAAGGAGTACCAGAGCGCGTCGGGTGCGAAGGTGCAGATCATGGTGAAGCGCGACTGGTACGACTTCCAGTCCACCGCTAACCAGTACGGCGGCATCGGCGTGGTCGTGGACATGGAGGACGTGACGATGCGTCCTCTGCGCGACACGGTGCTGAAGCCGGATCGTCAGGCCAACGATGAGGACTCCGTGAAGCAGGAGTACCTCACCGAGTGGTCGTTCGAGCTTGGTAGCGAGAAGAAGCACGCTATCATCTCGGGCATCACCGGCTACTAAGCCAACCCAATCTAGGAGGGGAGTCCCGTGGTGGTGGCTCCCCTCCTAGTTCAACTCTTCTACCGACCAGGAGAAACCTAATGCGTTTTGTCAGTCGCCACGCTAATTACACGTTTATTGCTCGTCCCGATAAGGTTCAGATGGTTCTGACGACTAATGGGACGATGACTCCGCAGACTGTTGTGGCGGCGATTCAGTGTGATTTTCAGCATGGGCTTGTGCGTCCTGAGGAGGCTGAGATGGCTAAGCAGCATTGGCTTGGCTTTGGTCGGCGCGAGGATGGCACGGCTATTGCGTATGGTGCTACGCCTACGACGGTTGTTGGTGTGGTGAATGGTCAGGCGCATGATGGTTGGAATCCTGACCTGATGTTCAGCGTGTTTGATACGGACACGATCCCGAACGAGGAGGATCGAGCGTATACGGAGAAGCGCCTTGTGGAGGATGCCAGCAATGGGAATCACTACATTCAGGTGACGGGTAAGAAGCTTGACGCGCCGTGGCCGACGTACGAGCAGATGCAGGGCAAGAAGGGTCAGCCGACGAGTGCGCTGATTTGCAACATGATTCGCGAGGGCGGGTACGATCCGGATTATGTGATCGCGTACGAGCTTCAGCGTGAGCGTCCTCGGTACGACATTCCGAAGGCGATTGAGGCGTTGAAGGTGGAGCTGGCGGCTGAGGCTGCTGAGAATGCTTCGCTTCAGCGCGAGATTCCCGCTTAGTTATGCATCACAACATTGCCGCGTATGAGGCGGCTGTGCGTCGTCATGTGACGGTTCTGATTCCGTGGCATGGTGAGAATGAGGATCTTTTTAGAGAAACTCTTCGCTCGTTGCCTCGTGGTGTGCAGGTGATGATTGCGAAGAATGCTGGGAAGCATGAGATGGCTACGGCGTTAAATGGTGCGCTGAGCATGGTGAAAACGAAGTACGTGTTTCTCATGGGGTCTGATGATGTTGTGGACTCTAAGACGTTGTGGCGCTTGTGGGAAGCCGCGATTGATTATGATGGTTCGTATCCGTGGATGCTTGGTTTTGGCGCTGATCGGTTTAGGTTTAGTGCTGAGCCGTGGTCGCCGCTTCGCGTCCAGGATCAGAATATTTGTGGGATCATGCTGATTAAAACGGATTGGTTGCGGCGTGTTGGTGGTTGGACTGATTCGGTGATTGAGGATTGGGATCTTGTGTATCGCTTGGCGAAGGCTGGGTGCCGGTTGGCTCCTGCTCCGCTTGCGCGGTACGGGTATCGGCAGCGCCATGATGGGTTGCATCGCTCGACGGTGCGTGAGGCTGCGCGTATGCGTATGACTTGGAGTGATCTTGCTCCGTACGATGTTCGAGAGCCAGTGCCTGCGGTGTTTTACGAGTGGCGCATTGAGGGTACGGGGTATGTGCGGTGCGAGTTGCCTTCGCGTACGACTCGTAGTGTTGTGCGGATGAGTCTTGATTCGCGTGATTCGCATGAGGCGCGAGCGTGGGTGTACCAGTATCCGAATAGTGATGTGCAAGCGTTTTGGGATACGGGCGCTGAGCTTGGGAAGAAGCGCGTGATTGATGTGGATGATAATTACTTGTCAAGCGAACTAGGCAGTGTTGTTGGCGCGTATCACAAGAAGAATGGTGATGTGTGGGCGAGTCGCCAAGCGTCGCATAAGCGAATGGTTGAAGAAGCCGACTACATTATTTGCGCCACGCCAGCTCTGGTTGATGTTTACTCTAAGGTGAATCCGAATGTCGTGTTGTGTGAGAACACGGTTGATCCGGCTGATTGGATCAAACCATCATCACGCAAGCGGATTGTTGGTTGCGTGTTCAGCGCGAATCATCTAGGCGATATGCATCTTGTGGAGGATGCGATGCGGTACGCGAGCCTGAATGGTGCTGAGGTTCAGATCGTTGGGCTTGACCCTGGTTGGGATTTTGCGTATACGCATATTGGGTTTACGCCTAGTGTGGCGGCGTATCGGCGCGTATTGTCTAAGTGGACGATTGGTTTAGCGCCAGTTGTAGACAATGATGTTACTCGGTGCAAGAGTGATCTCAAGTGGCTTGAGTTCACGATGAGTGGTGCTGCGATTGTCGCTAGTGATGCTGAGGCGTATAAGCGAGTGCCAGACGACTCGATTATTAGAATCAAGGACGCTAAAGGGTTTAGTAGCGCGGTCGTTGAGTTGCTCGGTGACGAGACTGAACGGAAGCGTATGATTCGTCGCAGTATGTTTCATGTGAAACAGGATCGCATGGTTGGTAATGAGTCGTTGCGGAGCAGGTATACTACTGCACTAGCATGATCATTACTGAGAAGCAGTCTTGGCGTAGGCCGATTGAAGCGCACGCTGAGGAAACTTACGATTATTCGTGGGGCGAGCCTCAGCGCAGCATCATGTGGTATTTGAAGGGCGAGCATCAGGCTGAGGATGCTGAGCGACTCTCAAAGGGCGAGGCGTGCGGTGTGTGCTTGGCTACGTTTCCCGCTCGTCCTGACATTACAAACCTCCAGGCTTGGAAGCCGCACGCAAAAGAGTGGTATCCGATGCGTACTGAGGAGGAAGTGATCAGCATGGTGTCGCGCGGCTTGTGTCCTACGTGTACAAGCGAGGTTCGTGAGGAGATGCATGACACGATGCATCGTGGTCTTGATCCGCTTCGACCGAAGGGTATGGACGAGTAGTGGCTACGTTTGCTCAGCTTAAACAGCGTGCGCAGAACCTTGCGTTGAATGATGATGACACTGAGGCGGGTTATTGTGTTAATGATGCGCTGACGGATATTGTTGTTAGCGCTCAGCTTAAGGTCACGCAGGTCAGCAAGCCTCTTGCGGCTGGTCAGTCGGTGTACGATATTTCGTCCGATTGGTCGATTTCTGACTTTGGGGCGCTTCAGTATCTTGAGTATCTTGGTCTAGGTTCAACGTACTCGTATATCCTTGAGCAGTCGAGTCCTGACGAGTTGCTTGCGTTGAACGCAACAAACCCGATTGGGGCCACTCGTAAGTACGCTTTTCTCGGATTGGACACGATTCGATTGTGGCCGGTTCCGCAGCAGGGCGTTCGCCTTTCGGTTAGCGGCCCTGGTTGCGTAACTATTAGTGGTGGGGCGATTCTGATTCTTGCCAATGGTGTCCTTAGTGGGGACGCTGTTGCGGTTACGAATATTGCTTCTGGCCCTGCTGGGTTTTATGACATTACGACTAGCTCTAATCATGGGTTTTCTAATGGTCAGAACGTGTACTTTGTTTTGTACTCTAGTTCTAATGGCCAAGCGTTGGATGGGCAGACCTTCGCGGTTGAGACTACTGCTTCTCCAGACGTATTTAGGATTGCTTACTCTGGTGCTGTTGTGACTGGTGCGGCTAATGGTGCGGTTGGTTCGCCTCAGACGTATTACACTGATGGCATTGGTTCGTACGCGGGTACGTATACGTATGTTGTTTACTCAACTGGCTCAATGCTTGCTAACGCTGCCGCTGGCAACGCTTCGTACGAATCGTGTACGTTATCTTCTGGCAATGACACGCTAAAGATTTACTACGCAAGAACTTCAACGGATCTTGTAAGCGATACTGATGTTCCAACGGATATTCCAGCGCAGTGGCATTGGCTAATCACGATTGGAGCCGCTGCTCGACTTGCTGATGCTGTTGGTGAGGATCAGAATCTTAGTAATGCGCTTGATGCAAAGTTCGTTGCGGGTATGGATCGGTTCCAGAAGTGGCTTACTCGTCGCCAGGGCCGTTCGGCGAAGACGATTCAGACGGGTT